TTAGCGCAAGTGTCAGCATTTAGAGCAGGTGGTAGCGTTACCGTCGCGAACTACGTAGTGCAGTAATAGCAATGATGCGCCGTGTAACAGCGGCGCACTTTATTGATATATAGGACAAAATGGCAACAATAACCGTCTCGACACCCACTAATTTATCTGCTCTCACCTATGCTGATAGCGATACGATCGACTTAAAAGCGGGCGCGGTATTGACGTGTAATGCCACCAATACGGTTTTACCAGGCAACGTGCAGTCAACGGTTAACGGCACGATCAGACTTGAAAACACAAGTACAACCGCACCTATCAGAATCTCGCTTAAGTCGATGATTCACGACATTATCACCACGGGCAACTCATTCCTGATTGGCCGTGGCCAACCGTTAGACTTGGGTACAAGCACGGGCGCGTATATGTCCTGGGATTTGTCCACGCTGTTCGGTGGTGTGTTAACTGACATCACATATATTGAGGTTGAGACGGCGGCAGGATCGGGCGAATATAGAGAGTGGCCAATATTAGAGGTTGACCCCAGGTACTGGCACATTGGCCGCATAGATGGGGGTGCATCTAAGAGCATCATTGCCCCGTCCGGCGAGGTTGGCAACGTATTTTTTTACAATAACGCAACCCGAACACTAGAAACAGGCGACGGCGTAGGCGGCAATCTTATTAGCGCTGGGCGCAAGATTAGAACGGTAAACATCTTAGTAACCAACGACTTAGCGTTAGACTCTAGCCTATATCATAAGATTGTCAGCAACGGCACGCCCACGGGTGGCACGTTTACAATCACGATTACTAACCGGAAAACAGCCGTTGTCATTGGCACAACAACGGCACTAACCGCAACTGATACAGTAACTAACGTCCAAGCTGCGGTAAGTGCAGTGCTTGGCGCGGGTAACGTCACGTCAAGCGGCGGCCCCCTGCCAACAGCGATTACTTTAACCCTGGCTGGCACTTACGCTAACACACCGCTTGCTTTCACTGTAAATTCATCGGTTACTGGTGGTACTAACCCAATAATTTATTCGTTAGAGTCAGCGCCAGGCAACATGTCATTAATCAATTTTGGTAATGGCGGGACATTTGACTGTGAAAATGTGATGTTTTCGCGCAAAATGTACACTAACGTTGCAGCTTTTTCCTCATTTAGAGCTGTCCGGTGTGGATTCGGAGGTGGTCTGTATCTAAACAATACAGCGGGGGCAGTCTCAGCAACTAACGTACTAGCAGGGATAACAGCATATTATGCAGCGCAAACCGACGGCATATTTTCAACTTTGGGCGCGGCAACTCTAAAAAATGTCACTTATGCTGCAAAAAATACAGATTACATTACCTACCTGTATGGTGAGTTAGCACTATCTAGCTTAGATGGCCTAAAAACATACAGATACGGAGTTAGATCAACGGCATCATACGCAAGCTATGCTACTGTATTTTTTAATTTGATTATCAAAAACTTAGCGTCAATTGGCAATAAACAACTCTTTTATAACGCTACAGGATGCACTCTTTTTAACCCTGTTTTTGCTGACTCTGTGCAAAATACACAGTTAACAACAGTTGCAAACAATAGCTTTGCACTTTCAAACTCCGCTGATATCGTCATAAGTGGCGCGTCATTAAGCGGCACAGCCGCAGCACGTAACGCAATTTTTAACGTTGACTCTCTGTGTAAAAACATCTCAATACTAGCGTCTACAATAGAGTGTAACAATAACTCGAATGGTCTTGCGCTGCTAAATAACGCTATCACGACAATCAAAAACGTCACGCTCAAAAATGTCCGCAGCGGCCCCCTGCTAGATCAGTCAGCACAGTATCTAGCAACAAATATAACTGCTCAAAAACTCATTGCAACTTACGCAACCGCCCAAACCGATGGCGGCGGCTTTAAAGTCGGCACGGGAGCTATTTTTGATATTGTCAGCACAGGCATACGCAGTATTTACAAGACATTCTCAGCAGTGCAAAACTACACGGGCGGCAATTTTGCCGATCCTGGGCTAACGCCCACTACTGGCCACATTACTTTTGGACCGATTGGTGATGGCATCGGATGCACAATGTCCGGCGGTGCTTATCCATCAAAAACCGGATTGATTTACCTGCCGTTCAACGGGTCAGCGGTTGAGTTGGAGCTACCATTCGGCGCTCACGCAGTCACCGCGTTACAGGCCGCTGCCCCAGTAATTTACGCGGATGTTCCTGGTTGCTTAGCAAACGTCTGGTTTGTGGGCAACCTTGGCACGCCCACAGGTGGCACATTTGCGCTCACTATCACTAACGCAGCTGGCACAGTGCTTGGCACAACTGCAGCGATTGCTTACAACGCTACATCTACTGTTGTCAGTAGTGCAATCACTGCTGTATCAGGTGCATCTACTGCTAGTGTGTCAGGCACGGCTATTGGCACTGGCTACACAATAACCTTTGTCGGCGCACTGGCTAATGCAATGCTTACGGTTGCTGTTGATGGCTCTTTGCTAACTGGCGGCTCTGATCCTGGCCGCGCGTATGCGGTTGGTCGTATGCGTCAAGTGCTGTCTGGTGAGGCTTTTGGCTCAAGCGGTGTTACTTTGCAATTTGCGGTCAAGCCTTATGCTGATATCTGGGGACCTTGGCAAGCCGCAACAGCTGCAAATTTAGGGGCTGCAATCTCTGCCCTTGCCGGATACGCCCCCTATACGGACGGTTTAGGTATAAAAATCAGGCTGGTGTCGACGCAAGACAACCCATACTCTTACGTCAATTCGGTCGGGTTTTTAACAAATATTAACCCGTCAGGCTGGACTGTATCTGACAGTTACATCACTATCAACGGTACACTGCCAACAGATCAAGTCGAAATTACCCGCGCATCTGATAACGTCGTATTGTACACGCTGACCGGATTCGGGAAAAAGGATTTAGACGTAGTCTTAAATTACGATACCACAGTTTATTTCACCAGAAAGGACGCAAGCGGTATGGTCTTGATGCGCACGCTCCCGGCAACTCAAAAACTGACGTACGGAAATAACGGCGTAGTCAACTTGTTTTATGGCGCACAAGTACAACTTGCTAACGCATCGGACGTTGCCGCAATTGCCGCACGCCTCCCAGCTGGCGGCAAGGTGATTGCAGCAGCTGGCACAACAGCGCTTACATTAGACCAGATCGTGACAAGCGGCGGCAGTGGCGGTGGTACTGTCGATTTAACCCCAGTTCTTAATCGGCTTCCTGCCGCCCTGGTCGGCGGCAAAATGGATGTGCACGTCAATGACATAGCAGCGGGGGCAATCACTGCTACAAGCATTGCCAGCAACGCGCTTGATGGGAAAGGAAATTGGAACATTGGCAAAACAGGTTACAACGTATCGTCAATAGATGCTGGCGTAATCAACGCAACTTCAGCTCCCGCACTGGACGTTAATGTATCAACGAGGATGGCGACATTTACTTACACCGCCCCTAACAACGCGGCTATCTTGCTAATCAAAGACAAAACTGACCAACTCGCCTTTACCGGCTCAAACGTCAACGCCGTCGCGTGGGCAGTGACCGACAAAACAGGATACACATTAGCCACGCCATTTCCGACAGTCCCAAACGCGGCGTCAATCTCGGCAGCGGTTTGGAGCGAGACTACTCGTAGCTTGACAGATAAAGATGGCTTCGGTTTGTCGGCTACAGAGCGAGATTTGTTAGCTGCTGTTATCGAATCGCACCTGTTAAACGAGGGCGACGGCCAAATGTTAGTTAACGCGATCGTTACAGCAATCGGCAACCAAAACATTGACCAAATCGCGTTAGTTGCTGCGATTAGAGCTGACTTGGAGCGCACAGGCGGAAAGTTAATTAACTTGGATGATACTATCAGTAATGTCATGACAGCGTTGAATTTGCGCCCAACGCTGACAGCAATCGAGGGTTCAAGTGTACTGGCAAAAGTAACCGACATTTCAGGGATCCCCGCAGCCATTTTCAATTTCGTTGTCGAGAACGGCAAAACGTTTGCCCAAATTACCCGGACAAGTTGGGCTGTGCTGAAGGGTAAAACTACGGGCGCGGGTACTACAACTAACGTTTTTCTTTCTGATGATGGCACCAAGCCGCGCATAACAACAACTTTTGACGCGAGCAAAAATCGCACCGATGTTACACAGGATGGTGATTGATGTTTCAGTTAGAACAATTCGCATGTGAGCAATTTTATAGCGATCAATTTATGATCATTCGCAATGTTGGTTGTCAGCGTATTTACGTGTTATCGCCAAGGGCATACTGGATGTAATGTCTACACAAGAAGACATCTTTTTTGATGACACTGCGGACTGGACAAAAGAAAAAGCAACAAGGGCGCTAAAATGGGGCGCTAAGCACGGTTGTACGACAGCTTACGTCGCGGCAATCAAAGAGCTTAACGAGCTGCACGAAATCAAGAAAACACGCGATGACTCGGAAGAAACGACTCATATAACGTATGAAGTTATCAAAAAAACTAACTGAGTCACAAGAACGGTTTATGTTTTCAAAAGCCAAGTTTCCAGCCATTGTCGGGGGACTTGGAAGCGGCAAAAGCTGGGGTGGTATTGCTCGGATATGCAAGCTTATGTTGGATGAGGGCAGGGGTAAAAACTACGCTTACTACTTCCCCACATACGACTTAGTTAAGCTTAGGGGTATCCCAGGCATGATCGACGAGATTGCATCAATGGGGCTTAAGCATAAAGTCAACATGCAAATGTCGATCGTGAGTGTCATCGGATATGGTGACATTATATTTCGCAGCTATGACAGACCCGAAAAGATTATTGCATATGAAGTCGCACATTCGGTAGTCGACGAGCTTGATACGATCGGGTACGAAAAAGCTAAATTCTCATGGAGAAAAGTTGTTGAGCGTAATCGACAACCTTGCAAGCATCCATCCGGTAATTCGGTTGGTTGCGTAACCACTCCTGACCGAGGGAAAAAGGGTTATGTCTATGAAAAATGGGGCGACAATCCGCAGTCTGGGTATGAACTTATCAAGGCAAGCACTTATGACAACCCTTTCCTCCCCGATGATTATATTGCCAACATTTCCGCTAATTACAACCCGACTTTAGCTCGGTTATTTTTGGAGGGCGAGTTTGTAAACTTAGACGGTGCAGCCATCTTTTCAGAAGAAAGTCTGCTTATTAACGACACTCCCGCACCGATACCGGAATACATCGACGGTGTTTTTGCGGTTATCGACTCAGCGATAAAAACAGGCAGTAAAAACGATGGTACGGCCGTCACGTATTTTGGCGAATCTAAATATCATGGGATCCCACTAACAATACTCGACTGGGAAATCCGGCAAATTGACGCAGCCCATTTAGAGCACTGGCTTCCGTCAGTGTTTGAAAACCTTGAGAGATTGGCTTCGTTAACGAAGGCAAGACACGGCGCATCAGGCGGCGTTTATATTGAAGACAAAGCCAGTGGCTCAATTTTGTTGCAACAAAGCAAGACAAAAAGCCACTTGTTTGGCATGAAAACGACGGCGATAAAAGGCGATTTAACAGCACTTGGCAAAGAAGAACGCGCGATGAAAGTATCATCGCATGTATTCAGAGGATCAGTAAAAATCACTGAACCCGCTTTTAACAAGGTCACAACATACAAAGGGCGAACACGAAACCATCTTCTGAATGAAGTAACCAGCTTTAGTATTGGTGCGCAATCAAAAGAGGGTGATGACCTTTTAGACACATTTACATACGGCATAGCAATCAGCTTAGGGTAATCAATGAGTATCATTTCAGCATCCGGCCAACACAACTCACTCCGCGACTTGATGCAATCGAATGAATTGCAGGTAGGAGACTTGGCAAGCTATCAAATATGTAAAACGATTTTTGCCTACCACCCAATTGGTTCGAAATTTGCAACTCTGCCAGTAGACATGGCTTTTTCAAAACCCCGCGACATCACTCTAAGCGACCATCCGGCGATTGTAAAAGAGCGTTTTGAAACGACTTATGAAAAGCTTGGCGTTTGGGGCAAGATTAAGCAATCTTTGATCCTGTCTAGAGTTTACGGCATGTCTAGCATTATGATTGGGCAATACGGGAAAGGATTAGATGAGGCACTTGATGTTACAACCATTAAAACCAATCCGCTGTTTTTTAACGTGCTGGATCCACTCAATACAGCTGGCTCTTTAATCAACAACCAAGACCCATTGAGCGGTAGATTCTTGTCGGTTTCCGGCGTGCAAGTAATGGGGAGGCCAGTTCATGCAAGCCGCTGTTTTATAAAAAACAACGGTGAAGAGCAGCCTTTATATTTGCAGTGGTCACAGAGCGCGTTTTGCTATGGTGGTCGATCAGTCTATCAACGCGCCTTGCCTCTTTTAAAACAATACTTAAAGTCGATTCAGGTTGATGAGTATTTGTTGGATAAGGTTGGCGCTTTGGTAGTTAAATCCGGTGAACCACAAGGAGTCTATGATAGCTTTACCGGAGCCATGTCCAAGCTTATGCGCGAAATGGTCAAAAGCTTAAGGGGCATTAGCACTGACGCGGCAACAGGAGAGGTAACCGGAGGCGTGTTATCAATGGGCAAAGATGACACTGTTGAGACGCTATCGCTAATACACACTAACGACGTGGCCGACGGTGTGCGGCGTCGATTGCTGGCAAACCTGGCAGCGACTGACGGGATGCCAACGACACTATTAAGCGATGACCCTTTTGCAACAGGTCACGCAGATGGCACAGAAGACCGGAAAAAAGAAGCTGAGTATCTAGAAGGAATTCAATCAGATGCCAAGGAATTAGTAGATTGGCTGGACAGTTTTGTAATGCGTATGGCATGGGATGACGAGTTTTTACAGCAAGTTAAAAACGACTATCCGCAATACTCAAACATGTCGCTAAACACCATTTTTTACCAGTTCAAAAACTCGTTTGACTGGAAGTATCAGCCGCTGATTATTGAGCCGGAAGAGATAAAAGTTAAAAACCAGACGGGCAAAATTGCTAATGTTGCGGCCGTAGTCGGTATGTTATCAGGGCAAGTTGACGACGACAGCAAGTCAGAGATTTTGAGTTGGTCTGCAAAAATGGTCAATGACATTCTTGATGATGCCCACACTTTGCCCGACGCGCTATCTTACCAATCTCCCTGCACTGACGACATGCTAAGTGGTGGCGTCAGTGACCTTTAGACAAGCAATGACCGAGGCAATAAAGGCGGCCTTGGCTGGCCGTCCTTACTCTCAAGATAAGATAAAATCAATATTATACAGCCACTTGCCGACGCATGACACAATAAAAAGGCAAGCTAAATCATCAATGCTGTCAATCTACAAATCAAAAGTGGAGAAGGGCGGCATTCTAAAGCAACACCCTGGCGTTGATACCTGGACACTAAACCGGATAGCACCAAAGTTAAGGTCTGAGCTTGATAAGCGGATAGCGAGCAACATCAATTTGATTGTGCTCAACCGAGACGCATCGGCAGCGAACACAATCAAACGCTATGAAGGCTGGATAAGCAGCTTGACTAGTGTCAACGACGCTGTAAAAGTCGGTGAAATAACTGACGAAATGACCAAGGAATACAACAAAGTCAAGTTTTATCAACGTCGTGTTGATATTGATCAAGGTCACAAGTTTGTGTCAGCAGTCTCAAATATTATTGCTACTGAAAACCGAGCGATTGCCTCAATTTGGCACAGCCAATTTAAGCGCCTTAATTACAACTATCGCGAAGAACACAAAGAGCGTGACGGCGAAGTGTATTTGATTCGCGGCAGCTGGGCAGATGATGAGGGCTTAGTCAAACCGAGCAAAGCTGGCTACTCAGACGAGATAACCCAACCAGGCGAAGAGGTCTATTGCAGCTGCTA